GCATTTCTAACAGCATCTGCAGTAAATACAAACTCATTCTTACTTAATCTAGCAGGGACATCATCAGCTCTTTCTTTGCCACCCATTGCTACAAAACCACCTTCGTTTCTAAAATCTTTTTCCATACCACCCATGTCGATCATTTCTGCTGCTTCAGATTCCATGATTCCACCTTCTTGTGCTCCTACTCTTACCGGTACTCCACCTGATCTATAATCAAATTTATTATAACCCGCTGGTGTTGTGTATCCTGGAACTGTTGAATCTGGTACTGGTCCGCCATTTGCCATCATAACAGGTTGTGGTTGTTCCATGCCTGCACCTTCTGGTGCTTGTTGTTGCATGACTGCTTTTACAAATTGTTCAAAAGATAAATCCCCACCTTTGTTTTTGTATTTAACATATTCCATCATTAACATTTGTTCAGCTTGCGCTTGTCCCGCACTACCGCCCATGTTTAAAAAAGCAGGGTTTAGTCTTCTAGATCTACCTGCATTTGATCTATTAAATTCTTCTTCTTCATCGTCTTCGTCAACTAACATACCACCGGCATAACCTGCACGGCCACCATCAGCTGCATAAAAATTTGACATAACATATTTTTTTTGTGGCATAAAATCTAAACCAGCACCGCCGTCACCACGACCGCTGTAATAATTTCTTGCTCTTTGAACTTGAGCTGCTGGATCCATCATATCTACTGGACCTTCATCTTCATCGTCACCACCACCACCCATTAAAAATGGAGCTGCTAAAGATGCTGCACCTAGACCTGTAAATGCTGCTCTACCTAAATTAAACTTACCATCTTTAGCTACTAAACCAGCTAAAGGTCCATCAAAAGCAAATTTACCACCTTGCATACTACCTAAACCTAATCTTGATCCCAGTGTACCAAATTTAAATCCTCCAGCACCTAAGCCTCCGCCTAACATATAACCACCACCAGCTAGCAAAGCTAGTTTACCTATAGGACTTTTAACAACTTTCTTTACAGCACGTGTAGCTTTCTTAACAAGTTTACCTAAAAAATAACCTTGTCTAGGATCCTGTAAAGAACCTAGTCCGCCCTGTATCTGTTGTGGTTGTTGCATGTTAGATATTGCCATAATTTTACCTTAATTCTTATGTTTACTTGGTTTTGCTTAGTAAATCAAGAGGAGGCATAATAACTTTTACGTCCTGTGCCATCTCTTCTGGCTTATAACCCTTAGCTTCCCAGTCTTTTTTTTCTTTAAAAATCTCACCGGTTTTAAGGTGTCTATAAGTTTCTTCTACTTTTGCGTTTAGTATTTCCATTAGTCTAGTTTCTCCTTTAAGATATTTAAATAACTAATACCAATATCGATTGCATCTGAAGTGCTTGATATTACTACTAGCTCTGTTGTACCCTCTACTATCAAAGGTTGAGTTAATAATTCTTGAGATACATTTGCTGTAAAAGCAGCTGTTTTAATAATTGTTATACCGTTGTTTGTTACACTAATAACAGGTGTTGCTGTAGTTGTAATTAGAATAGATTTAACAACATAAGTTTCATTAATTAATGGGTTTTGTTTTGTGTCACCAGTAACCGGTGGTACTATGGTTGTACCGAACATTTTTTTACCAGCACTAGATGCATCCTGTGCAGTTAGTCCAAAAAATTTATACTGATTTACTACTGCCATTAATCTAAAAAGAAACTTCTAGCTTCTATCTCCTGTTTTACTTCTTCTTGAAACGATGTATTTAATTTTGTAATCACACTATCAAGATCCCTGACCAATGATTGTAAATTTCTTTGTGTGTATTCAGAGGATGCTCTAGTTAATGATTGTACAATTTTAGCCATTATATTAATCTGTTTTCTACTTGTCTTAATACTTCTTTATCAAATCCAGATAAATCAACACCAGCATTACTTAAGAAGTTTTTAGCTACACCGTCTCCGTTGTAATCAGCAAACTCAATGTCTTTAATAAAGATTCTTCGAGCCGTTGTATCTAGTGAGTAAACTACTGGTATCTTATCAATCTTAACTGCAAGTGGGCTATCTTTAACCATAATAAATTTACCGTCTTCTTTAACATAGTGACCACCTGCAACTGTAACACCTTTGTAGTCATGTATTTCATCAGCTGCTTTAAATTGGAATACACCTGTAACTTCTCCACCTTTAGTGTTGTCACCAAGTTGTATGTTTTTAATTTCTTTAGTTGAACCATCAGCCATTTGAATAGGAGTACTTGGATCAAAACAGTAACCAGTTCCTATTCCACCGCCAACACCACTATTATCTGGACTATTATTATCTCCGGAACCACCATTACCATCACCATCACCACCACCATATGGTCCGTAGTCTGGTCCCGTTACTTCAACGTTTGGATTATAATCTGTTGTTGGTGGCCCTGTATAACCTGGACCATCACCATCAGGATTTGGATCTTCATTTATATCTGGACCAGTTATTGTATCAGCTCCTACAGGTGTTTCGGTTGAAGGGTCATAGTTTTCATTAGCATAAACTATGTTTGATTTTGCAAATGCTAGTTGTCTCATTTTGTCAAATTCATCTAAAGCATTTAATTTATCCATCATTTCTTGATATTTACCCGGATCAAAATTAACGCTATTTGGATCATATTTATCAAATTTACCTAAAGATTTGTTAATAGTATCTCTTCTTTTTTGGATAGTACTATCAGTTATCTTATTAGCATTATATCCGGCCATAATGTTTGCACCTGTATTGTAATCACCCGGACCTTGAACAATTTGTCCAATGTCATTAATCATAATACCTTGACCACCTAATTCATTTTCCATAATTGCTCTTTGATTAGTGGGAAGTAAACTGCCTATAGCTTGTGCACCCATTCTAAGCATACCAAAACCTGGCATTAAATTTACACCTTTTGAAATTAAAGCTCTAAGTCCAGTTGGTTCTTCATCATCATATGCAGCATTTTCTTGAAATTCTTGGTTATCTATAGAAGTTTGATAAGGTGCATTTATAGCTGTTTGATAAGGTCTATCATCGTAATTTTGATTTACTATAGTGTTGGGGTCTGGATTATAAACACTAAAATTATCACCACCACCACCAGTGTTTGCAAAAGCATTTGTATTTACGATACCTTGATCTGTTACAACTTCATCTTCATCTTGATTTTTTGTAGCTTGTATTTCAAAAGGGTTTTGTAAATATTCTTGTTTAGGTATGTATAAAAAACCTTTATCTCGTATCTGTTGGTCTGTGTATTTAGCCATTATCTCATTCCTCCTGGTGCAATATCTAATCTAAATGTACCAAGTTTCCAGTCTTGACCAGTGCTTGTGTTAGATACTTTTAATGCGATAGATCTTGCTCGTACTCTTGTACTTTTAAAAGTCGTGCTTGAATTAACTGTAAAATTTGTAGTTATCGGTGTGCTGTTAGGATAATTTCTAGTTGTAAAACTAACTTGAGTGTCACCTGTTTGATCAATAAAGTCTGGAATAAATCTCATAATCCTCATAATGTATTCACCGTCTCCTCTAGTATCAGGCGTGCCTACCGCTTGACCTGAATTACTTCTTTTTTGTGTAATATCAAAATCTCCTGAAACAATGTTAGCCGTAACTGCAGTAATTACACCACCTGCATTTTCTTGATCGGTCCCTGTTTCGTGCTGATAGTATATACTACTTCCATCTATATTACCAGTAACATCGTATGAACCGTTGTCATTAGGGTCATAAAGTGTTGCATGAGGTTTATCATATACAGCAGAATCTTCCCAAGCAGATCTGTTTAATGACCCTGTAGTCCAGATAGGTCTTTGAGTTGTAGAATCGAGATAATTATAAGTAACTACCCTATCAACTGTAACTGCATTAGCTGAACAATAGAACCAATTAATTTCTCCAAAAAGGTTATTAACCCCTGCATTAATTAAATCTTTAGGTACTGAGTTTAAACTATCGTAGACAAAATCTTCAACTAAACAAGGCATAGATCTTAGTTGACCATCGTAGTTAAAGAAACCATTTTCCGACATCCAATAAGCAGAACCATCGACTTCAACCGCAGCATTTTTACCAATCAACCCGCAGTTAGTTCCTGCCTGTGCAAAAGCAAAAGTAAATGGTGATCCAACAAACTGCATTAAGAACAGCGATGTATCAGTCCAAATATATATGGCATCCCTACCTTTAATAGCAGACATAATCTTAGAACCCGCAGCAAGCCTTTGAGAACCTGCAGTATTGTTTGCAGTAATACTATAGTTATTAATATCTTCTTGGTCTGAAAATCTTATAAACATATCATCTTGTGTAGTCTTGTCTCCAATCCTAGTTTCTGTTCCAAAGAAAACTAAGTGTCGATCTGGTGTAGATACCATTACATGACGTGATGCTGTTGGTGCACCTGTAATAATAGTTGCTCTATTCGCTACAGCATTAGGTGCTGCAGCATCCCATTCAAAACATTCTCTATTGTAAATAAGTGCAATTAATTTTGTACCGTAATTATCTAAAACCCATAGACCAGGATTTAATGTAAACTGTGTAGTAGATGAACCTTGGCCCCATCCGTTAAAATTTGTAACATCGGTAACAGCAGCACCTGCACTATGCGTTGCAGCTGTACTACCATTAGCACCTCTTGCACCACCAGTTAAGGTCCCTGTTGC